TCATAGAAATAATACCCAAAGCCGTCCTTGAGGTCGAACACGTTGTTTCTATTATTAATATAATTACGAACGTCGTCAGCTTGGTCGTCGGTGATGGTCGCAGGGAAGAGCGCAAGGAACTCTAGGTCGATTGCGGAGTTGTTGTTTCCGTTGGAAATAGCGGTACTCGCTACTATATTAAATCCTTCCGAGCTAATAGCTGTTCCTGAAGTAGCTGTCTGTAAATTAGCATTATTAACAAGAGAAGATTGGTTTCCATTTGTTATTTTGACTTCATGTAAAATATCCCCATTGCCATCATCAAACATACCAACGTGCGGAAGTCGGTAATTACCCGCATAAAAAGAGTCTAGGGTGGAACTAGCTGCATTCCGAATTGAGAAAATGCAACCTGATGATGTATTGTCATCTGCTCCATTTGAATTGACAGAGAAAATCCGAGAGAAGGCTTCGCCACCATCACCAAGCACACTGAATGCCGCGAACATATAACCTTCTGTTATCGTTTGTCCAAACACTCCGTTTAAGAAGTCATTAGTCCCATCAAACCGCAAGACACTCTTCTTGATAACCGTGGCTGGGTCGTTGCCGGATTGATTAACAGTCACCACTTGGCCAGTTGCGCATTTGAACTTGGTGTCACCGTGGCGCACGTTGGCGGCCGTGAAGTCACAGGCGTAGTTTGAGCCTTCGGTCACTTTAAAAATTCCACCTTTAAAAAAGCGGTTGGATGCCACACCATAACCAAGCAATGAAGGCACCTGAGAAATCGCATCCGAAGATGTCCAAGTTTGAATTGATGTGCCGTCAAGGGAGAGCGTGAAATTTGAGCCTGACCTTACTAAGCGGGCGGTGTGTTTTTGCCCCTCAATAATCGTGCCTCCTGCCCGTCCACCCACCGGCCCCCAAAAAACTCGCAGCTCATTGGAGTCATTGATTCCCATTATAAAACGCCCGGCTCCACTGTCGTATTGGTAAAACAACTCAACAAGACCAGCAGTCACCGGACCTTTAAACACAAAATCAATGCTCAAATCAAAGTTGGCCGTTGCTGGCAATACCGTCGCGCCTAAGCTCGCATAGTTACCATTGATTCCACTGGTGTAACAATAACCATCACCATCAATAAGCGGTAATGCTCGTGGCTGATTTAGGGCTGTCCCTTGTTTCGCATCGCCGCCCTTTTGTGAACCGCGAGCCAAGTTGCGAAGAACCGGAACTGGCTCAAGGAAGTCAGCGGTCGTCAGGGCTTCTGCTAGAACGTCACCAGATGTCGCTGGGCTGGTCAGTGTGGATAAATTGAGTGCCATTGTTTAGAGATTGTCTGAGTGATAAGGCCAGTAGATGAGACGCTTGATGTGGCCGTTGAGTAACCTAGTAGTATCATCTACCTGATTTCCAATTATCAGGCGGTCTACTGTCGGTATGGATGCAGATGTGTCGCTTACTACCGCACCACCGCTGACTGAGACTTGGATATTGTTAGCTTTATAGGATACCGCTAGGCGGTTTAAAACCCCCACCGTGTTAGTTCCACCATCAAGATTGGCTTGGACATTACCGCCATCTACGAAGTAAGCGTGGATTTGAGAATCTACATGAGAAAGAATCCGTTCAGCACCCGTTCCATTTGAAAGTTCAAAAGCGGTATTGGTGATACTTGTCGACAGTTCTCTAGGTTCAAACTCCAGATAAAACGTCCCTTCGCTCTGGTTGTAGAAATCACTAAACGAACTGCCAGTAATCTTTAGGTCGTCTTTGGCTCGTTACGCGGTGGAACCTGATGTGGGTATGACGCTTGTGCTTACACTTCCGGTCTCAATCTGGCCACCCCATAGATAAACTTCGTCGGCTGTTGTGCCAAACTCGTTTTTAATAACTATAAAAGCATCATTGTTATTAGACGCTGTTGTCCATGTCAGATTCGTAACCCGTTGCCAAGTGCCATCGAATGTAATTGTTTGAGTGCCAGAACCAGAAAAACTTCCTGTGGTTGCTCGTTTAGCTTGCACCCTTATAGTCTGACCGCCCGTTCCCTTGATGTAAATCGACCCTGAATATTGCGTGGAACCACTTACACTTGTGAGAGGACAGTGGGCTTTTTCACCGTCTCCGTCTTGTATATTAGAAATCTTTGTCGAATTGTTAGTCCCATCAGGAGCTTCAAAGCCCGTTGTTTTTACTGCTGTTCCTGATGCGCTAAACGAATTTGAGTTGGTCACCAAGTTAGTCGCACTCGGCTCCACCAGAATCATCGGCACTCCATCAACGTGGTCAACGCGCACCGTGTTCGCTGGGGCAGACGCTATGTTACCGTTGGCATCTGTAAACGTAGCGGTTCCTGCGCGGGTCGCTGTGATAACATTAAGCGTATCCGGCTTAGAGGGGTCTAGGTCAAGCGTTGGGTTCTCAAGGGTTCCAATCATGGAATCCCGAGCGTCAAAAAGAAGGTAGGGGTCCAGCTCGTTGGGGTGAAACTCATTCAAGTTACTTAGCCTTTGCGTAAGCGGCCTGGTTAACGGAAGCGTAACACTCCTGTTAATGGTGGGCCTACTTAGCCAAGGCTTCAAGCTGTCCTTCTTCTTCGACATATTCTCTATAGATAGATTGGTTTGATAACAACCTTCACACTGAAGGAGCTACCGGCACCTGTAACATTTACGCGGATGTCTGACAAGGGAGTAGTGAACAATCCACCACCGTTACCAGTAAGAGTTGTGTCGTCACCTAGGGCAACATAAGTGGTCCCGATCTTTTGCTCAAGGCTGACGGTTGCTCCGTCGAATGTCCCGGCTACAAAGAATCCACTAGGTGTCCCGGTGCTAGTGTTAACTGCGGGTGTGGTTGTTGAATCAAAGGTGCCAGCACCACCGCTTAGGTTGGAGTTGGCGATTGTTATGTCTGTGCTAAAGTTTGGCATATCGTTTTGTTAGTAGTTAGAGGTGTTAACGCCAGTGCTTGAGGCTGTTCCTAAGCCGCCCATGGTTGGTCTCCGTAACACAAGAGATGCAGCACCACGTCTCTTCTTTTTCATCGGGCCTGCTTGCTCCGGTTGTTGGACTGTTTCAGCTACGGCTGTTGGGGGTGGTGGAGATGCGGGAGGCTCCGGGGGCTTGGGGGTCTTGACAGACATGCACATGGGTTATTCGGGGGTAAGGAATTCGTTAGCTAACTGGTCTTCGTGAAGGGTCTTTAGAAAGTTAACAAGTTCTCGCTTCCCCATATAAAAATCAATCTCCCGAAGCGAATCGCTAGGGGAGAAATCTTTGCTTGGAACACGTTCGTCCAAGAACTTTATAAGGTCATCTGGGATGTTAGGAATGTAATCACTCATGTTGGACTTTCCTACTATGGTCCTTATTAGCTATACAACTTCGTTCCAGATGCGCTAAAGCTCGCCAAGCAACAGCCGCCCACTCCCCTTCAAGCATGTGTCGGAGCATGGCATCAAGCTCATCCTTGGACTTACTCATGTCCCACCATATCTCATCTTCGGGGTGGTGCTGGATGTTACCTTTGTAGCTTTGTTTGGCTACTTCCACCAAGGCATGGGGAAAATAACACATCAACCCACGATACAATGGGATCTGTTTGCGCTCCTCGGCGGTGCCTTCGATTGTTATTGTGTTGGGGTCCATAGCTTTATCTCCTTTGTTTCGTTGTTGTAGTATCCATCTCTAAGGATGAAGGCCATCCGGGCATTGAGTAGGGCATCCTCCTCGGTCATCCCAGCTTTCTCGTAGGTGTTAACAACAGTCTGCCACTCCACTCCGTCCTTGTTAAGGATCTTTTCGGCTGTCTTAAGGCCCACCCGTGGGACACCAAAGTATCCATCGGTTGCGTCACCAGCTAAGGTTTGCACTAGGTGTTGGAAGTCGGCTTCCTCTTTTGTTATCTTGCGTAGATCGTCCTTAAGGAAGTTATACCAAGTGCAAGGCACGGTCGCGAAGTCTTTGTCTCCACTAACAATAACCGAACCATCGGGATCACGGCTACCAATGATACCTAGGACATCGTCGGCTTCCAAGCGGTCCACCCGGAGAGACTTCCACTCATCACAGGCCCACTCACGAAGGTCATTGATGCCCAAGGGTGATCGCTTGTCCCGGCGGTGTGCTTTATACTGTAGGTTGATCTCATGGCGAAACGTGTAGCGATCCGAGAACACCATCGTTATCTCATCACCGTTGTCTTCGTAGGCGTCAAGGATCTCACAGATACAATCAGTCACCATGATGTAGGAATCCTTGAGGTCACTGAAGTCAGAGTGGACTGTGAAGATGTCATCGTCCCATCGGATCTCCTTCTCGGCTGCAAAGGCAGCACGGTAAAGAAGCATGTCGCCGTCTATGTATATTTTTTTCATAAGTCTTTTTAGTGTGTGTCTTTCCAGGTTTTACCAATGCTATACTCACC